TTGATTTAATTTTAAGCAAAAAATCCCCATTAAAAGACGTATGCTGTACGCAAAGCGACACGATAGCCATGTAGGTGCAAGTTGCTTCGGCAATTGAATAACCCACGTGCAGAGCTATCAAGTAAAAGAACTCAGCGACTAGCAGAAAAGATATCATGCCATGCGAAGTGTCATACGCGGAAAAATCCATGTCGGAAACACTCCCACCTGCCGACGACACGTGGTGGGCCAATTGGCCCCACTGGTGAGATCCCGCATTCATGACACCGAAGCAGTGTGAGAAGAAGGGGTTGCCTAAGAGAAAGGATATAATCGGCATGACAAACATGCGCAAAGCGATATTATACGTGAAATCGACAACGGCAAAAAGCCTAATCTTAAACACGTCCAATTTGGCCTGATCTCTAATCTCATCCTTGGGAGTCATTGAGACTCTCACTGGCTCAATTGTCCCTTCTTCCCAGCGCGCGACAAGTTTTTCAACTCCTTCACGGACAACCGGAACGAGTGACAATTTGTCGTCGTCACCCGCAACGAAGAGATCGTACTTCTTCTTGTATCCGAGCTCACGGAGTGGATCTCCAACTGAAGTTTTCATCGGAACGGGTTCGACACCGATCGACCTGTCCCCAAAGATGGCATGTGCCAAATCTAGGGGGGCAAGATTTCCGGTGAACGGAGCTTTTTTCATGTCGGCCACGTACGAAAGCATAGCTTTTCTCTGCTGCGAAAATGGCACCAGGTTATGCATGTTCACGTACTTGAACTGATTCATGAATGCAGAATTCCAAGATCCATCTACGACTCCTGAAAGCTTCTTAGGGATGCCCATGGGCTTAGACATCCTTGGGGCTACCGAATCATAAATGACGGTTTTCCTAAACACGCTAGAGAACGTACGAGACTTCTTCTCGCTAGTTCCTAACACTTTCAGGTACGGAGAAGACACATTCCACAGTTCCGACTTGGGGTGCAAGGGGGCGTAATCACAGTCAACCGCCGTCATAACCACAACAGGTGGCACCTCGAAGAAGCCCACGGCTTGTTCTATGTGTTTCTGGTTGAAGAGACACGC